ATTCGAGATTTTCCTAGTATTTTCGATTTTGTTCTTGAAAACTATTATGATTATGAGTATGAAAGATTTACTTAATGTATATAGGTAGTTTATCAATATTAAAGACGCGTTTCTTTTTTACTTTACCACCGCTACTAATATACTTATTAAACATAGTATTCTCAATTTCTTTTTCGGGTGGACAATGGTGAACATGACGCGCGATCATTTTATAGAGTTTAAATTCAGGATAGCGTTCATCGCCATTTTTTTTGTATAGTATATTGCGTCCTTTATCATCCTTGCACCATCTATTAATTAATTGTGCAACTGGATCTACCACTTTTTCTACTTCTTCTAGAGGTTCAGTGAAAAAAAAGTCAAATAATGAACATCCAAGACGACATAGGTCGAAACTTTTATTAGGTTCTAACCGCGGCTTATTAGGATTTATATAGGGTTCACAATTATATTGGGTGGCCGCATCCCCTTTCGGATGAAAACTATCTGAACACATAATATTCCCCTTGAATTTATATATAGCTCTTCCAAAATCGATAATTTTATATACCTTTCCAAATGTTGGAACTTTATAATATTTTTTATTGTAGAAATAGTAGAGAAATTTTGCATCAGTATGTTTGTACATAATATTATTTGTATGCAGATCATTATGAGTAAAATCAAATAATTTTTGGTATACAAGAAGCATAATAATAACTTGGAAGAAACAGGCGCGCCATTCTTCCATACTAAGATCAGGCATTATACTATCAAGAGTTCCATCCAAAGCTTCCAGACATATAACTTGTACCGGAAAGTTAAATAGAGTAGCATTAATACAATCATCAGATGCTGTAGACATTGAATATGACTCGTCATCAGAAAAATCTGAACCGCTGGAATCATAAGAGCTCCCTGATCCATGTGATGTATGGGACGAGCGCGAGGAGCAAGCCGAACTCTTGGTCGAGGCAGTATGTGTGGATGATGCGGGGGTATTGGCAGATATATCCATGCTAAATATGAGATTTTTTGATGTATCTTTTACACCAGAGGCATCTGTGCTTTTCTTAAATAAATTCTTGAAAATAGAATTATCTAAACATTCTGGCTGTAATGATTTTATACTTCCTGCTATTTTTAATGGTTTTCTGTAATGACGTGTTTGGATATCTTCCAATAAATCTTCATAATTATTGTCTAACTTGAAGCTAGTCTCTTTATTGTTTCGAAAATATTCAGAGTCATGCAAATATTCTAAATCATCGATAATATTATATTTAAATTCATTTTTAATGCCAAGAAAAGATCCATAAAAATCGGTTCCATGAATAAACCGATGTGTATTGAGGACTTGACTAGAGAGAAAAGCAAAGAAGCCATCTACATATGCCGAATTATTACCATCACGTATTTTCTTATGTCCTTCGTTGCCATTAAAGGACGGCAATATGTCTGTATCTATATCTTTGTATTTTCCTGCCAAAAACTTAACTGGATCTACCAGTGGAGAATATTTTAAAAAGGAGGACACTTTTTTTTCTTGCGTTTCACTTTTAACACGACACGTCCACTTATTATCTGTTTCCTTTTTAATAAATTTACTTGCATGAAAGCGATTATTTAAATTTATATTGTTAAAATTTGTTGATGATAATCGAAAAAAGTTTTGATAGATAGGTATATAATTTTGCAATTTAGTAATACCTTCTAAAGTTGTCGGAACATCTGACTTTTTATTTTTGACATAGCTTATCTTAAACATTAGATAATACAACATTCAAATATAAAAAAATGTAATATATTGCGTATTTAACTTTAATTTAAATTCTAAATGAAAGATAATGAATTTAGAATTGAAAAAGTTTGATATGAAAAGTATCTCATTTAAGCCCGATGAAGCAGCTGGTCCAGTTATAGTGTTTATTGGGCGACGGGATACAGGTAAGAGTTTTTTAGTTAGAGATCTATTATACTATCACCAGGATATTCCAATCGGCACTGTGATATCTGGCACCGAGTCCGGCAATGGTTTTTATGCAAAGCATGTACCAAAGCTATTTATTCACGATGAATATAATACAGCTATCATTGAAAATGTGTTAAAGCGGCAAAAAATTGTGCTTAAACAAATCAAAAAGGAGACCGAAGCTTATGGGCGTTCAAATATTGATGGGCGCGCTTTCGTTATTTTAGATGATTGTTTGTGGGATAATGGATGGGCGCGTGATAAAATGATGCGGCTCCTGTTTATGAATGGCCGCCACTGGAAAATTATGACTACGATTACCATGCAATATCCGCTCGGTGTTCCACCTAATTTGCGGACAAATATTGACTATACCTTTATTCTTCGAGAACCTTATATTAATAATCGGAAACGAATTTATGAAAATTATGCTGGTATGTTTCCTACATTTGAGTCCTTTTGTCAAGTTATGGATCAGTGTACTGAAAATTATGAGTGTTTAGTCATCGCTAATAATGCGCGGTCTAATAAATTAGAGGATCAAATATTCTGGTATAAAGCTGACCCCCATGATGATTTCAAGTTAGGTTCTGCGGAATTCTGGGCTCTTTCGGAAGGCGTGGGATCAGATGACGAGGATGACACTTATGATCCAACGGCAGTTAAAAAAGGTCCGCGTATAAATGTTAAGAAAAGCAAATGGTAATTATGAAAAAGGTGCTGTAAACCACCGGAATTTTAAAAAAGACCACCATGAACGCGTCCTTTTTGGTAATTGTGCTGGTGATGGCGGCGGGCTGTATGAAAGTGTTCTTCCAGTTTCAGAAATACTGGATGCAGTATTTATCTTTGATGTTCCACTTGTATTCTCTTGTTTTTCCATATATTTATTGAAATATATAGAAATATTTTTTTAAATCACTTCCACTTTTGCATATTCACCCCCACCAAGACCAACACGTTTCATAAATTCATCCTCCTTTTCACTTTTGAAATTAAAATTACATTTGTGTTGCTCTGGTAGGCGATGTTTTGCGCAAAAACATTTCTGGCAACGACAGGGCATATCAGTAAGTTTTAATTTCTTTTTACATTCAGGATGATTACACCGAGCCTTCTTTTTTTTCATTTTATTGTTGGTCATATTATTTGTATGAATATTTAAATAGTTACCTAAAAAATTATTCAATTTATTCTTCCTTATCACTCCCCCCACCTTCTGGTACTTGGCTTAATTTAATCTTTGTATTGGTAGCCATGATCTTAGCTGCCTCGTCGGCAGTTATATTATTACGTTCCCCACGTTTCTCAAATTCCTCCGCTGCATCAGGCTTATCACTCGTCCGCACATTTTCACCCTCAAAGAGCTCACGACGGATATCAGCTGAACTGACTACCTCACCAGTTCCTAACGAGGACTCGATGGTAGACATTCCCGCCACACCTACTAGATCACCTTGTGCGTTAATGTTTTGCGTTAATTTGTTACCTGTTTCTAGTGCTTTTTTCTTATTCTCTTCGATAGCTTGACGTTTTGATTCTTTGACACGTCTTTCGAAGGCGTCGCGCGCATGCTTTTCATTTTCGTTTTTCTCTTTCATTAATTGATTTAGTTCATCCTCCATATACTCAACGCGCCCTGTCTTATAGGCTTCCGGTTCCCACGGCATCCACATCCCAACTGGTCCCACATAGACATCATGATTGGGGTCTATCTCTCGCAGCAGTTTAGCACGCAACTCTGCTTCTTGCTGGGTGGAATAACAGCCACGAATCTTTAGCCCGCGAACACTTGTTTGGAAATTATTGGTAATATTAAATTGTTCAATCAGATGTTCTTCTTTAGCATCTAGAAAGTTTTTATAATCATCTGCTACATTTGTATCTGTAAGTTTAGATTTTTCGCTTTTTAGGAATTCTTGAAAATCTTTCATAATTGCTTCGAATTCTATATCATGTTTATAGGATACAAAATTTAAAAACTGCGTAAATTTTTCTATAGATTTAGTCAAATCAAAATGTTTTAGGAACTCTTCGAAAAGGTAGACATTTTTTTGTTTTAGAATATTTTCAGGTGACACAAATGAAACACAGGTAAACTTCTGCCCAGCAATTGGTTTATCTTCTTCCAATAAATCAATATATTTAGGGTTTTCCGATCCATTGGGTTGCAATCTTCTCTCATAACCTTTAGACATTATATTACATATAAGACTTTTTATTTTAAGTTTTGAAAAATATAATATATTTTTTTCTTCCCAATATTTATAATATGCTTCAAGAAGTGAATAAAATGTTAGATTTGGGTGAGCTCATCAAACGTGCCGTTAAATATTTAGTCGAAGGATTCATGGTCGCCGTCGCTGCCTACGCCATCCCGAAACGTTCCCTCAACCTCGACGAAGTCCTTCTCATTGCCTTGACTGCTGCTGCCACCTTCAGCATCCTCGACACTTACGTGCCAAGCATGGCCGTATCTGCCCGCACTGGTGCCGGATTCGGTATCGGCGGCAACCTTGTCGGGTTCCCTCGGTAAATCACTAAGTTCTATTCTAAATTATGATAAGAAAAATTTGATTTTTTATCATATTGTTGAAATAAATTCCCATTTTAGTTCTTTGCAAATTTTTTTCCAAATAGTAATAGTTTAGAAAGTTAACTCGGTCATCAGGACAATGTGTCGCATATGGTCGCTGAATTTCCATAAATAAGTTACAAAGGATATCTTCTAATTTTTGAGACATTACAGGAGGCTTTATCCCCAATTTGTCTTTAATAAAAGGGATATGTTCATAATACTTATTATACCCAAGTTTCTTTAGTATATCTTTTGCCTTTTTATTTGTCATTTGATTCAATTCAATCCTTTCTTTTTTAATCTGCTGTTTAATATCTTCTAGAACTTCAGTAGGAATTTGGGTTGTTTCTTTCGCTTGGAACTGCGCCAATATCTCTCGAAAATGATTAATTCTTTTATATGCATAAAAACATACTTCTTTCGGCGGTTCTTTGTAAGATGGTTTTTCGTGTTCGATAAGATATGGCTGCTGACTTGAACAAGACTTACAGACTAATATACCCTCATAATCCACAGGTACAAGCTCACCTCCGCAAGCGCTACATGCCTCATGGTTTAGCTTATAATTATCTATACATAAAAATTTCTCATCAATTCCTTCCAAATATTTTTGATTTTCATTCATTACATCTGGAACAGGGGCAGTTATTTTTTTACTCTTGTTGAAGAAAGAATGCAATATTTTTTTCTTACTATTTCCTTCCGATATCTCTCTCTTTTTTTCAAAATAATCAAAAATATAGCCAGAGTTTCTAAGTAAATATTCTTTTTTTGCATTTTTATGTTGTTTAATCTCTTTTGTTATATCGATTAATTGGTCCTCTATGTTGTAACGATCTTCTATCTTGAGACAATTTTTAAGTTTTTTTTTTAATTCAACTCTTTTTTTTCGTAGCTCGGGAATTCTACTACGTTGTATCGTCTCAAAATAATTCATCTTTTCATGATGTTGGCTATCTATGGTGGCAGACATCTTTTTATTTACTTTGAATTTCTTGGAAGCTTTTGGTTTAAAATGAGGCATATTACATATAATTACTACTTTTTTAATTATTAAATATGTAAATAAATAAGTTTAATAAGATTTCTGCTTTTTCTAAGTGAACATTAATGGCAACCATTGATCCCCCAACTGATTTAAGAATTAACATGGTTCAATTACAAAAAATGGCATTTTTATTTAATGCCTTAGAAAATGGATGGACTATTAAAAAGAAAGAGAATTGTTATGTTTTTAGCAAAAACCACAATGGTCAGAAAGAAGTTTATCTTGATTCATATCTGAAACGATTTATGCTAAGCAATCTTGATTTAAATAAAATAATTAATAATTAATGAAAAAAAACTTTCTCACAATTTTTTTTTCTTTAGCAATATTATAACACTATGGGAGGAGGATTGATGCAACTTGTAGCTTACGGTGCCCAAGATGTCTATCTTACGGGCAATCCACAGATAACTTTCTGGAAAGTGACGTACCGCCGCCACACCAATTTCGCCATGGAATCGATCGAGCAGACTTTCAATGGCCAGGCCGACTTCGGTCGCCGTGTGCAATGCACCATTTCCCGCAATGGTGACCTTGCCTACCGCACCTACCTTCAGGTGGTGCTCCCGCAGATCAACGCATGCCCAGGCGACCCCAACCTTCAGGGTTCGGCTCGTGACGCCGCATGGGCACGCTGGATTGACT